GAGGCAGCGTTTGATGAATACGATGGAGCAGTTGGAGCAGCAAAATGCGGCCCTGCGTGCGGCCAGGGATACGCGAGTCGCGGCCGCCGAGGCGGCCTGCTGCGAGGGGCTGCCTCTGTGCCAGACGATCGACACGCGCGGCCCGCTCGTGGACCCCGAGCGGGTAATCGCCGAGGACGACGAGGCCCTCGACGGCGAGTGTGTGTCGGCGATGGACCCCGACACGATCGAGGCGGCGTGGGCGGCCGTGAAAGCCCGTCATGCGGAGCTGCACGGAGGCCTGACGCAGCCCGAGCCTGTTGTGTCTGGGAGGGTGTTCGGCCTCGACGGCCCGCGGCCGGTGCCGGCGACGGCGGCCGAGGCGCTGCTGCGGCAGGCGATCGACGTAGTGCGGGAGCGGAGCGGCACCTACGGCCCGCCGGCCGAGCATTTCAAGATCACGGTCGGCCTACTCAACGCCGCGTTCGCCGCCAAGTTCGCCCGGCGGCTCGAGGCCGGGGAGCCGCCGTTTGAGGTTACCGATTGGCCGGTAGTGATGATGCTCGACAAGATCGCCCGCAGCATGGGCCCGCGTGGCACGCCCGATACGGCCATCGACTTGGCGGGCTACGCATCCACGATCCCGGCCTGCCAGGGGGCCTAATCGACCGTCGCGGCGTGGCGAAGCCGCGCGCGGGAATCGTAGTGAACACGCGTACAATGGGAGGTAGGAGCCCAAATAACGTGATTCGACGCGTTCGTCCCGACGAGGCCGCATTTCGGTACACGGCCCGCGGGCGTGAACCGTTGGCCCCGCCGAGCGGCGAGCACGTTCACTACACGCCGCTGCGGCGTGCAGGGATCGGCTCCATCACGAGCCGCGACAGCAAGATCACGTTTTTTGAGCTGCTGGCGTTCAAGTTGGGCTGCAACGTGGCGACCGCCAAACGGCTTTACGAGGAAGGGCTGATTCAGTAATGGCAACGACGCTCACCGTGACGGGCAATTCCCGCTGCACCTACTCGTTTTCCGACGGCCCCGCGATCGGCAGCCTGGCCGAAAGCGTGGAGATCAGAACCACTCGCAGCGTTGAGAACGGCACCGGGGCCGGCCAGGCCAATGTCGCCTGGCGAAATCGCGTCACCATCTCCGCCGGGCAGTCCTACTCGATGGACCTGCTCGACCTGGGCGCGACGGCGTTCGGGTTCGCCGGCAAGGTGGTGGTGAACACGCTCAAGGAGTTTTTCGTCGTGGTCAACACGACGACCGCGAGCCGCTACGTCCTCGTCGGGGTTATCGGGCCGAGCGACACGACCGGCTACTCCGCCCGCGTCAATCGCGGCGGCGACTACCGGGTGGCCGACTATCAAGATGGCTGGGCCGTGACGAACGGCGTCAATAACGTCCTCTACATCGCGAACCCGTCCGCAGGGAGCGTCGAAATCGACGTGCTCGTGGTCGGCGTTGGGAGCACTGCCGATACATGATGCACGAGGCCCCGGTTTTCGCGGCGTCCGGATTGCCAGGCGTGGCCGACAAGGTGCGGGCGTTCATCGCCACGGCCAGCTCGGCGGCGGCCGGTGGTATTTCGGTCGCCGAGTTTGGCGAGCTGACGGTCGCCCTGCTGCGGGTGGCGATGGCCGCCGTGGATTCGCTGCCCGATGACGGGGCGGCAAAGAAGGCCTGGGTGCTCGAGGCCGTCGGCCTGCTGTTCGACAGCGTCGCCGACAAGTGTGTGCCGATGCTCGCCTATCCCGTCTGGCTCGTCGTGCGGCCGGCGGTGCGTTCGCTCGTGCTAATGGCTGCGGCCGGGGCGATCGAGGCCATGCTGCCGCTCGTGAGGAAGGCCGCCTAATGTTCTCTGCCGTGCTGGTTGCCGCCGCCGCGTTGATTATCGCCGGCCCGTACCTGCGGGAGCGGGTGACGGCGTTCACTGCCGGTGCGGAGTTGCCAAAGCTCGACGCCCGGCACTTGGCCGCCGGCTGCCTGCTGGTGGCCGGCATAGTCTCGTGGGCCAGCTCGTCCGCCAAGCCAGACGCTCCGACGCCAGCCCCGCCGGCTCCGGACGCGAAGCTCGTCCTGCGTGGCAAGTTCGTCGGTCCGGACGCCAGCCTGGACGCCACGATCACGGCCGCGCTCATGCAGGAGATCGCGGCGGAACTGGAATACGATGCCGGCCAGCCCGAGCCGCTCTTGAAAACCGGGCAGGCGATGGACCAGTTGCGGCAGCGGGCCCGCCTGCTGATGTGCCGCGGCGTCAGCCTTGGCGACAAGCACCCGCGGGCCCGCGATGCGATCAAGGACTATCTGGACCAGGCGGCCGGCGTCGCCGGCGGCCCCTTGTCGCCGGCCCAGCGTGCCGCGTGGATCGCCGCCTATCGCGAGGTTGGGAGGGCGGCCGAAGATGCCAGCCGGTGACACGTTCTCGCATCGTCATACGGCCCGCCTGCTGGTTGCGGCCCTGCTGCTAGGGGTGGCGGCCACGATCGCCGTGCACTCGTGGCAACGGCCTCGCCAGGCGGAGAACTTTGGCTACGTTCCGGACCCGGCCGGGGCCCGCGAGTTCCTCGGCCAGCTCGCCGAGCCCTACTTCGCCCAAGCCGGCGCCGAGTGCATGGCACAGGCGAAGGGCGTGGATACGTTCCTCTATCGTTCCATGTATCGGGCTCACCAGGCCCGCTATGGCAAGCCATTCGTGGTCGGGCGGCAGTTGATTGGCTCGTGCGTCGCCTGGGGCGCCATGCACGCGGTCTTTTGCCAGGAAAGCGTGTCGTGGGCTCTTGGTGAAACGGCCGAGCCGCCGATGCTGCCGAGCACGGAAGCGATCTACGGCGGGGCCCGGTGCCAGGCGATGAATCGCAGCTTCGCCGGCTGGTCGGACGGGGCTACGGGGTTCGGTGCGGCCAAGTGGCTGAAGAATTGGGGCGTCGTCTATCGGCAGCCGTTCGCGGACCTGGGCGTAGACCTGACGACCTACAACGCGGAAACGGAAAAGGCCTGGGGTGCCTACGGTGCCGGCGGCGAGACGCAACGGCCGCAGTTTGAGGCGATCGCGAAGCGGGCTCCATGCAAGCACGTCGTAGCCGTCCGCACCTGGGACGAGCTGGCCGCGGCCCTCGAGGCCGGATTTCCTTGCACGCTCGCCAGTTCACAAGGATTTTCGTCCAGGCTCGGGCCGTCGGGCATCATGGAGGCCTCGGGCGTTTGGTATCACCAGATGGTTGCGATCGGGATTCGCTACAAGGCGAACGGGTCGCCCGACGACTGCGTGCTAATTTTGAATAGCTGGGGCCCGGCTTGGTGCGGGCCCTACGAAAACCGCTGGCCGGACGATATGCCTCCCGGCTCGTTTTGGGCTCGCCGGCGGGTGGTCGAGGGGATGCTTGGCGACGCGTGGGCGATCGGCTCCGTCGAAACCGGATTCAAGTGGCGCGACCTGCATAACGGTAACTGGATGCAGCCGGCACCGCCGGAAATCCGGCCGCCCGCGCCCGATACGCTTTTCGACGTTCCGGCCGTTCCGGCCTCGCTCCATCTGTCGCTGTGAGGGTATTTCGATGACGTTGGATCGCCGCATCCTGTTCGCCCTAGTGGCCGGCGTGGCCGTGGGCTACTTCCTGTTCGCCGGCGGTTCGGCACCGAGCCCCTGGCAGCCGGCTCCCGATCGGCCGGTGCTGCGGTGGATCGCTCGAGCGGCCAAGTCATTCCTGTGGATCGCCCTGGTGGCCGAGCCGCCGCACGATCCCGTCGAGCAGGGCCGGCACCTGGTTCACTCCAAGCCGGTCGGCGATGACGGCTTTCCCCTGGTCGATCACGGGCAAGGGTGGTGATATGCGTTGGCTTGAGTGGCTGATCTCGGTGCTCGTCTGGTTGTCGGCCGATCCGGTCGAGTTCGACCGCCAGGCCCCGCGTGCGGCGGCGGCGGTGGCGGCCGCACGGGCGAGCATGACGGCCGACGATCCGGCTCCGCCGGCACCGAGGCCCGAGTGCGTCTGCGGCAAGACGTGCGTGAATGGCTACTGGAAGCCGGACGGCAAAATCCTGCAGAAGTGCGAGTGCACCTGCGACCGCTGCAAGTCGCGGCCGGCCGCCCCCTGCCCCGATGGCAAGTGCCCGCCCAGGTGAATGATGGCGGCCGACGCCCTCGAGCAGCTCACCGAGCATATCCGCCAGGCCTGCGTGAGCAGGGCGTCGCTATGCGGGCCGGCGAGATTCGACGAGCTGGTGCGGCTGGTGGTCCGCCATTGGCCGCATCGGCACCTCGAGGCGATTGAGCGGGCCGGCGGAAAGAATCACGCCGCGGTCGGTCATGTCGTGGCGCTCGTGCGTGCCCAGGTTCGCGAGCAGTGGGAGGCTCGGCACGGCGTCGGGCCGTTGTGGCCGCTCTTGCTCCGCGGCACGGCGGACGCGATTTCGTCGGTCTGCCTGCGGGTTTGGTGGAGCGACCCGTCGATGCGGCTGGTGCTCCGCGGGTTGTCCGTGCGGCTGGCGACGCGGCGAGACTAGCGGACGACGTTCAAGGCGGCGTCGGCCATGTCGAGGGCCGCGCGGCCGAGCTTGCGCAGCCGGCCAGGCTCCGCCGGCACTGGTTGCCCAGCGGCCGGCGCAGCCTGCCAGGCGACCGGGTGGCCGGTGACGGCGAGCCGGTGCGACAAGTCGATCACGGCCAGGCGGTGCCGCAGCTCGACGACGATGCCGGCGGCCGCGGCCATGACGGCAACGGCGAGCACGGCACGGAAGGCGTCGCGGATCATGCGTAGGCTCCCGACAGGAGTTGAGCCGGGAAGGCAGCCACAGGGCACGCCGACGGCGGGACGATCCATTCATACCGGCCGCCGGCCGGATGCCGGGACGGCGGGAGCACGGATTGAGCGGCGCGGCCGCCAATCCGTATTTCGATACCGTCGATCTTGATGGCCGCAGCCGGCGGCATCCACGGTGCCCAACGGAAAAGCCGGTGCTCCCCGCGGGCCGATCGCCAGGTTGGCGTTCGCAAGTCGAGAATCCCGAACGCCGACAGTTGCTCGAGGCCGGCGTGCTCGTCGTATTCCACGTCCACCAGGCCGGAAGCCTGGCCGAGCAGCAATCCTACGTTGCTACCGGAATCCAGCCAGGCCTTGACGTATGTCAAGTCGTCGGTGCTCTTGGTTTGCCAGGCGGCACCGAGCGGCCGTTTCTCGCCACGGGCGAGGCGGACGAATCGGGCACCGTTGGCGGCCATCGTTTCGAGTTCGGTCAGGTTGTCCACGGGTTCGGGCTCCTGGGTTGGGGCCGGGTTGTCCGGCCGGGTTGTCTACTCGTCGAGGAAGGTTCCGGTGCGCGGCATCGGCCGGCCGGATGCGGCCACGAGCCGGCAGACCTGCCGGCGGATGCGTGCCGCGTATCGGTTGGCGATCGGGCAGCCGATCGCATCGTAGTTGTCGATGTTGTGCAGCTCGTCGGGCAGCTCGTGGCCGGCCAGGATTGCGGCCACAGTCTCGAGCACGAGCGGGTCGGGGTGGCGGTTGGTTGGGGCTGCGGTGGTCATGGGTTCGGGCTCCTGGGGTTGGGCGGCGTTCGCCGCGTGTTGTCTGAATACTATCCGTTCGGCAACTATTCGGCAAGCCGTGAGGAAAAGTTTTTCTGCCTGGGTTCCTAGTGGGCGTGCGATCCGCCGCGCGGGCGGCCGACGTTGGGCATGGTCTTAGCGTAGGATTCGACACTGCTACGCTTGGCGAACCACTGGTTATCTATCTGCACGCCGACGACGTGGCCGGCCTGGACTAGCTTTCGCATCCATAGGCGGCTGACGTTCGCGATCTTGGCGGCGGTGCCGATCGTGCAGTATTGGTCAGGGTCGATTTTGGGTGCCATGTCGGACATTGTTGCCGATCGGCACCGGGCGTCAAGCGTCATGGGTTCGGGCTGGGTTGTCTGTGGGTTGGCCGGGCCCGGCCAGGTTGTCCGGCCGGGCCCTGGTCGGCGGTCATTCCTCGAGGCCGGCGGCGTGCTCGGCGATCGGCCGGCGGCGCTTCCCGCCTCGCTCACGGCGGGTCAGCTCGGCCGCCGCGTAGTTGATTTCATCCTGGTAGTAATCGGCCTGCGGGCAGTCGGGCCAGGCGGCCAGGCTTTCGCGGCAGTCGGCGATCGTGAATAGCAGCTCGGCCTCGCTCATGCGGCGGCACCGGCGGGGATATTCGACGTGGTCCATAGTCTTTCCGGCGTAGTTGCTCACGATGGCATAGGCGGGCATGGGTTCGGGCTCCGTGGTTGGGGGTTGGGTTCGGGCTATGGGTTCGGGCGGGTCAGTCGATCGGGCGGACGGTGACGCGGTCGGGGTTGTAGCCGTGGTCGCTCCATGCCTCGCGGGCCAGTTCTTCGGCCTCGTCGGCGTCATGGGCTCGCGTGTCGTGGTCCAGGTCGATTTCGTCGTAGTCGCCGGCGGCGTGGTTCCATGCGACGATCTGTGCAGTGACGTACCAGCGGCGGCGGGTTTGGGTTGTCGTGGTCACTGGTTCGGGCTCCTGGTTGGGGCTATGGGTTCGGAAGTCGGCGAGCGTCGCCGGCATCCCCCTGGCCGGCCGCGGCGGATGCCGGGGCCGGGGGAGGGGCGGCCGGTTCAGCGGGCACGCGGTCCAAATCCCTCGAGCAGCTCGGCGGTTTCGGCTTCGATGGCCGCGGCCGTTTCGGGCGTCATGGTGCGGGCCAGGCGGCCGCCGGTCGGCGTGATGAAAGCGGCCAGGCTCACAGTCGGAACCCGGCGGGCCTCGTTGGACGCGTAGGGGCGGACGTTCCACAGAATCGCGGCGACGAACGGCGGGAGCTGGTCGGCGTGCTCGTGGTCGATTTCGTGCGGGTGAATCGTGATGTAGTTGGTCGTCCACGATTCCGCCGCGTAGCCTCCGCAGGTTTGCTCTTTCTCGTGATACGTTGGGACGTGGCCGGCGGGCAGGTTGTGAAACTCGCAGGCGATAGCCTCGGCGGCGGCGGCTGCGAGCGTGGTGGTGGTGGTGGTCGTGCTCATGGGTTCGGGCTCCTGGTTCTATGGGTTCACGGGTTCGGGATCGGTCGGAAGTCGGCCGCCCCCGGCGGGCCCGGCCAGGCGGCCAGGCACGGGGGGGCGGCCGCGGTCAAGCGGCTCCGCTCCTGACTGCGGCCGCGTATCCTGCGGCGGTGCCAGCGTCGGGCCAGCTGGCGAGCTGGCCGGCGGCGTGCGGCCGGAAGCCGTGCCGCGTGAATAGCTCCACGTCGGCGGCGTCGGTTCCGTCGATCACGGCCAGGCGGCCGTCGTCGTCGGCCATGAAGTAGGCGCCGGCCGTCGGGCGGCCGGTCTTTCGGTACCGATAGGCGGCGGCGTCAATGCCCGTTTCTGTGACGTGCTCGGCCGGCACCGGGGAAGCCGTGCGGTTCCATACGATTTGAGACTCGGCGAAAGCACGAGCGGCGGCGGCGGCCGCCTCGCGGCGGGACTGCCGGCGGACGGCCGGCCTCGAGCGGCGGCCGGCGTGCGGGCGGCCGGCGGCGTCATACTCGCCGGCGTGCTCGGCCTCTTGGCGGAGCTGGCGAGCGATGGTCGAGTCGCGGCGGCCGCTGCGGGCCTCGGCGGCACAGACGACGCCCCAGTATTGAACGTCGCCGGTCGTGGCGCCGTCCACGTCAACGAGCTCGACGGCGACGCGTCGCGCCGGGCAGAAGGTGCCGCATAGCTCACAGTGGCCGGCGGCGTCGGTGATTCCTAGTACGCGGAAGCGGTGCATGGGTTCGGGCTCCTGGGGTTGTGGCCGTCGTGGCCTGGTTGGTTAGTTATATCCCGTCGGATACAACAAGTCAAGCGGTCGATTTTTCAGTCGGCGAACATGGGCACGGTACGGGCAGCTGCGGGACGGGCCGGGCCGACGGCGGCGCCGACGGCGTCCAGGTCGAGAATGAAACGGTCCGCCGCGCGGCGGGCGTCGGTGCCACGGGCGGCGTGGCGGTCCGCCTCGGGCCAATCGGCAAGGGCCAGGGCATCAACGGTGCGGCGGACGTTGGCGGGCAGGTCGGCGTATCGTGAGGCCAGGCGGCAAAATTGGGCGGCGGTCATGGGTTCGGGCTCCTGTGGTGGTGTTGGTGTTGGTGGTGGGTTGCCGGGCCCGGCCGACGTTGGCCGGGCCCGGCGTCGGCGTCAGGCCTCGACGGGTTCGGCCTCGGTTTCGGCGGGCTCCTGGTCGCCGGCTCCGCCCGGCTGCAGCGAGTGCAAGTAGGCGGCCGCACGGCTGGCGGCGCTCGCCGCGGTGAAAATGGCGCGCTTGTCGTTCTTCAGGACCTCGAGCCAGGCGGCCAGGTAGTTGACGTGCTCCGGATGCGGGCTGGCCTCGAGGCCAAGGTCGGCGGCCAGGAAAGCCGCGGCCAGCTCGGCGACAAGTTCTTCGGCCGCGTACGCGTGCCGCTCAAACTTGCCAGCCAGGTCGCGGGCAAGCCGCGACGCGTGGCCGGTCCAGTGCGCCAGCTCGTGGAGCGTCGT